TATGAACGGCCAGCTTCGCTTTGCCGTCGCCTCCAACCAGAACGGCCAGAATGGCGTTGACGCCTACTTGTATATGGACGCGGCCTACTTCCGGCTCCTTATGCCTTCGGGCAAGCAGGCATGGATTGCCGATGTAACGACGGGCTTGGTGCAGTTCCTGAGCGGCATCCTCGTCAACGTGGCTGCGACGTTCAATACCACCATCACCATGTCCTCGACGGTGAGTGCCTTCCAGTTCGGCACGACGGGCTACAACGTCTTCGGCGGCACGGGCGGCGTTGCTGTCCGCAGCAATACCACCAACCTTCAGATCATCACGGGCGCAAGCATCACCAACTACGTGCCGATGGTGACGCCCGGAACGGGCGTGGGCGTCACGTTTGGCGCGGGCGGTTCTTCCCTCTCTCGCGGTTCCGCAGCAACGAAGATCGCCGCAAGCGGCATGATCGAACTCCCCACGACCGCCCCCGCGGCTGGCGAAGCTGTTCGCCGCGATTACGTGGACGCCCGCACGAACATCGTGACGGCGGCAGGAGCCGCTGCCCCGGCGACCACTGGCCTCGCCAACGGCACCCTCTGGATTGAGGTCTGAGTATGAAGGTCATTCAGTCAGGTGCATGGAAGGACGCGACCCCAAAGGGCGTGCTGCAAGGCGGCGCCTGGAAGACCCCGGCGAAAGTCAGCGTACTGAAAGATGGCGCGTGGGTTTCCGTGTGGCCCCCGTCCTTCGACATCCCGCCGTACCTCTACGACTGCACCAGTGTCAGCAGCGCGGGCTGGGTCGTGGATTTCACTGTCCTCGACGGCTGGCCGGAAGGCGACGTCAACGAAGCCTATATGTTCCGTTGCTCGACCCTCACGGGCTTCGACGGATACGTGGGCCGCAAGTTCCAGAAGACATTCCGCTCAACGGCGTACCCGACATTCAACTGCACGCTTGAGGACTTGTCGAACATCCCCGGCAAGGAGCGGAAGACAATCTCATTCACTTGTTCACCGAGGGCATAATCATGAGCCGGGCCACAGAGCGCGCATACGACATTCGGGTACGGGGCGACGAGAAGCTCGTCGCTGACCGCCTCGACCAGATCAACATTGGTGACACGATGGTGCCTGACATGGCGCTCGTCACCAACGGTAACGGCACACTCAAGCTGGTGCCGACATCGAGCTTCGGGGGCGATGGCACGCCGGGAACAACGCTTCCCACGCCACCTCTGGGAACCAATGACGCACTAACCACTGATCCTGCTGGCATAATTCGGTGGGGCGGACAAATCAGTGGAGGGTCATTTTAGGCTTGATTAACCCCACCCAAGTGAATAAATCGGGTTGACGTGTAGGTAATGAGGAAACCCAAGAAAATGCAACGTGACTACGTCGTTTATGAGCATTGGCGCACTGACACGAACCAGCCCTTCTATGTGGGGAAGGGAAAGGCTGGCCGTGAAAAGCGCCTTTCACAGCGCGGCGAGTGGCACAAGCGCGTCGTAAATAAGGTGCGGCACGCGGGGCATGACATCGAAATTCGTGTGGTGGAGAAGAACCTTCTCCCTGAGAGCGCGGCCTGTTTTGAGAAGATGCGGATTGCTTACTGGCGCGCGGTGAAGGCCCCACTCGTCAACGCCACGGACGGCGGGGATGGCGTTCCCGGCTACCGCTACACCCCCGAGCAGCGCGCGAATATCAGCGCCTCACGCAAGGGCCAGAAGCTCTCAGAAGAGCATAAGGCGAAATTATCACTGGCTATGAAGGGACGGTACATCTCTCCTGAAACTCGCGCGAAGATGAGCGCGAACAACGGGATGAAGAAGCCTGAAGTCGCCGCGTCCCGTGGTCTTGCCCGTCGCGGTGAAAAACATCCGTTATTTGGAACGACTGTGCCCGCTGAAACTAAAGCGCGGTTGAGTGAACGTATGAGTGGCGAAGCAAACCCGTACTTCGGGCGCAAGCACTCCGAAGAGGTCCGCGCGAAGATGCGTGCGGCGTGGGCGCGCAAACGCGCATTGAAGCAAACTGAGCAGGAGAACTAAATCGTGGCCACAAAATTGCAAATTTTTAGGAACGTCGGCGCGACTGCCGTTGCGGTTCCCACCCTTCTCGAGGGTGAGCTTGCGTACAGCAAGGGCGGCTTCACGGGCGGCGCTGCCGCCAACGGCCTCGTCGTCGGTGACGGCGCTGCCGCCCAGGTGCTTATCGGCTCTAATCGCCAGGTAGAAATTGCTGGTGCCCAGACCATCACCGGCAACAAAACCTTTGGCCCCGGAGCCAAGCTCGCAATCGCTGTTGCCGACCTCAAGGTTTCGGGTGGCGCGGCTGGCAACACCATCATCACTGATGGCGCTGGCAACCTTTCGTGGGGCGTCGGTGGCAGCACGATCTCGGTGGACGGCACGACGATTGTCGATAACAACGGCGTTCTGTCCGTTGCTCCCGGCTACGCGGCGAGCATCGCTGACGGCGTTACCATCGTCGCTGACGCCAATGGCAAGCTGACTGTCTCGAAGGCTGTCACCGCCGATGTGGCTGCTGGCACCGCCAACAAGTTCCTCGATACGGCGCTCCTCAAGACCGACGTTCTGGGCGGCACCCTTGCCAGCCTGACCACGACGGCCAAGACGATCGTCCCGGCGATCAACGAAATCCAGACCGCCATCGTCGCTGCGGCTGGTGGCATCGTCTACGCTGGTACGCTCGACGCATCGACGGGTGTCATCACCCCCGCTTCGGGCGTTGCGAACGTCCCGGCTGACATCGCGGATGTCGATCCGGCGCTCTGTAAAAATTATTTCTGGATCGTCACGACCCCCGGCTCAAGCGTCGGCACGGGTAACACCGTCGCTGCCAACAGGCAGGACTGGGTTGCCTCTGACGGCACGAAGATCGCCACCCTCAACTACGGCATGCCGAGCGTGGCCGCTGCGAACGTCTCCTTCGACGGCGCTGGCAACACCTACGCCATCGGCACGAACGTGCAGGATGCCATCGACCAGCTCGACACGGCCCTCAAGGGTCCCATCGACGGAGGTACGTTCGCCTGACACCAACTTCGGGAGGGGCCGCAAGCCCCTCCCTGACACCATCGTTATATAACGAGAAGGAATAAGCCAGATGGCTACGACACAAGTTCAGGTTCTTCGTTCAAGCGTTTCGGGTGCTCGCCCTCCAGCAGGCTCGCAGCCGCCCGGCGTTCTCTATGTGAATTTCCCCGACAAGCAACTCGGCGTGATGATGCCCGATGGCACGCCCATCGACCTCATTCCGACTGACACCGGATCGGCTACGGCTTCCGGCGACACGCCCCCGGCGAACCCGGCCCCCGATACCCTTTGGTACAACACCAACGATGGCTTCCTCTATATCTACTACGACGACGGCAACTCCGCTCAGTGGGTGAGCATCGCGGCTGGCGGCGCGTCTGCTGACGTCCCGGTGACGAGCGTGAACGCCAAGATTGGCGATGTCGTGCTGACGGCGGCAGATGTCGGCGCGGCAGACGCCACCCACACCCATGATTTCCCGGTCGATAGCGTGAACGCCAAGACGGGCGATGTGGTGCTGACAGCAGCCGATGTCGGCGCGGCAGACGCGGCGCATAACCATGATGGCGTCTACTCGCCCGTGGGTCATAACCACGATGACCGCTACCCGCTTCTTGGTCACAACCACGATGGCGTCTACGCCCCCGCCGTCCACGAACATGACGCCGCCTACGTGAACGTCACTGGCGACAGCATGTCGGGTGATCTCGAAATCGTCAAAGCGTCACCCAGCCTGACGATCCACCATCCCGGCATTGCATGGTGGAAGTTATACATCAACGGTAATGACGGCGGTATCCAGAACCACACTGGGCGTTGGATTTGGTACTCCAACAACGCCGACTTCTTCGTTCCCGGCAACCTCGTTTCCTACTGGTCTGACGCGCGGCTCAAGGAGGCGGTGCGTGATCTTGACGGCTACGAAGAGCGCATCATGGGCCTTCGTCCTGTCTCCTTCGCTTGGAACAAGAAGGGCCGCGAACTCACGAACCGGAAGTACCGCGAGCGGGAAATCGGCTTCATCGCGCAGGAGGCGCAGACGGTATCGGATCAGTACGTGGCCGAGAACCCTGTTGCTAAGTCCGACGAAGGCGATGCGTACCTGACCGTCCAGAAGGACGAGATGATCGCTGACCTCGTTGCGATGGTGCAGCAGCTCAACCGCCGCATTGCGAAGCTGGAGGGCGAGTAATGACCCTTCCTTGGTCTGGGCAGCTTGATATGAGCTTGGTCAACAGCGAGTTTGGCTGGGGCTTCGACATGGGTGCCTACGCTGGCAGGCAGTGGTGGACTGACGATAATCAGACGGGGTACTTCAGCACCAGCAACTTTGGCATGTATGAGTTTTACGGCAAGCGGGCGACGCCTCCCATCGCCCCCGGCGTTCGCGTGTTCGAATATACGGGCGTTTGGTCGGGCCTTAATACGTCAGTCAATCTCGGTGCTGAAGACCCGAAGCGTTACATCGTCGTGGCGGTTCAGTCGAGAAGAACGGCCACTACCACTGTGAACCACACAGGCTGCACCGTCAACGGCGTGGTTATGACACGGGTCACTACTCACGGTAACAACGACATAGCAGACAATGAATACAACCGTGCTTCGTTATTCGCTGGGTACGTTCCGACAGGCACAGTAGTCAACTCTACCGTCACCGCGTCGCAGACAGGCAGTAGCAGCGCCCAAGGCATCTTCAGACTTGTTGGCGACAATGTTCAGGTCCTGCAAACAGCGATTTCTGGGCCATCGCCTACTGTGTTCAATGTTGTTCCCAATAGCTGCATCATAGCGTCAGCATCTTCCTCCGATCAATCTGGCCCGATATCAATTACGAACCTGACCCGCCACTACGACGTAAACGGGTCGGGCTACACGCAGTCTGCTTGTTCTAGGTACGACTATGCGGCTGCCGCCCACAGCATTGACCGCAATCGCGGCCTCTTCTGCGCTGCATCGTTCTATTCACCATAGGAGGCGTGCGCGGCTCTCTGGGGTCCGTAACAACTAACTTTTA